CTCACCGCGTCCCAACAGGGCGAAGAGACAACGTACCAGCAGGCCCGCAACCAACAGCGGGAGGCGGCCAGCCAGTCCATGTACCAGGCCACGGTGTCGGCCAAGCAGGCGCAGCTGGCCCCCCAGGCCACCGCGGGCCCGGTCCCCAACGGTCCGTTCAAGGACATCTACCAGTGGGCCGCCGGCTTCCTGCAGTACATGGGGGGCGGTACCGACCTGCTGACTCCCTCGAACATCGCCATGATCGTGGCCTGGGCCAACAGCGTGGGGAGCGCCGGAAAGAACAACCCCCTCGGCGTCACCCTGGCGGCACCGGGCAGTACCCAGACTGCGGGTGGCACCGCTCAGTCAGCTCAGAACTACGCCCAGCCGGCCGACGGAATGCGAGCGGCGCTGCAGACCCTGCAGGAGAGCTTCCCGCTCCTGCTCTCGGCCCTGAAGGGCGGGGACGCCTCGGCGGTGCTCGGCCAGAAGGCAGTGCAGGACGAGCTGAAGCAGTGGAGCAACGGGGCCAACAACGGCGACATCACCAAGCAGGCCCAGGCCCAGACCAACAAGGCCACCGCTGCCAGTCAGCAGTATGGGGGGCACCCCACCGCGGCCACCGCGGCGGCTGGAGCTGCGCCGGCCCAACCAGTCCCGTCGGCGGCGGTGGGGACCAGCCAGGAGGCCAAGCTCAGCCAGGCCAGCGCCCAGGCCGCTGCCAGTCGAACTTCGTCGACTGTCGCCAACGCCACCCAGACCGGCCTGCCGGCGCTCGCTGCGGCCGCAGCCAACGATCCCACGGGAGCGGTGGCGGCCACCCTGCAGGCGGGCGCCAACGATCCCACCGTCGGGGCCTACCTCACCCAGCAGTACAACCTGGCCCACGGGATCGGGTCGTCGCTGGCGCCGGCCACCGCCGACACCGGTCAGCAGCCCATCGCTCCCGGTAGTCAGTACGTGGCCCCCACCACGCTCACCGACGTCACGCCGCCGTCGGCCGATGCCAATGCCTGGCAGGCCGCCACCACCGGAGCGAACCAGATCCCCTATGAGGGCTACCAGTACCTGCAGGCCTTCAACGCCATCATGCAAATGATCCACCCGAACGTGACCCAGGGGATGTAAATGGCGCGCCTGGATCCGGTCGACAAGGGGTCAGCCCCAGCTCCCGCTCCGAAGCCGCCCACGGTAACGAGCCGGCCGGGCAGCAACACCGTGGAGCAGACCCGAGAGCAGGACCCCAACACCATGGGGCCGTTGCCCTCAATCGGCACGTCACCCCCAGCCGGTGGGGCCTACACCTTCGCCCAGCTCGAGCAGATCTGGATCATGGCCGGCGGGAATCCGGCCTCTGCGCCAATGGCTGCCGCCATCGCCCTGGCCGAGTCGGCCGGTCGCCCGGGGGCCACCAACGACAACACCAACGGGTCCATCGACCGGGGCCTGTGGCAGATCAACAGCGTCCATGGGGCCCAGTCCACCTACGACATCATGGCCAACGCCCGAGCTGCGGTTGCCATCTCAGCCAACGGGGCCAGCTGGCACCCCTGGACCACGTTCACCACCGGGGCCTACAAGCAGTTCCTGCAGAACACCCCGCCGGCCACGGGCCCGCTGCCCAACATTTCGGGTACGACGGACACCGGGGCCGCGGCTGCCACTCCGGGCGCCGCCACTCCGAACGCTGGCAGTGCGCCGCCGATGACGGACATGCCGGGTCTGATCAAGTACATCCAGACCAACTTCGGCGCCGACGCCTGGCTGCTGAACGTGCCGGATGTGGCCGCCACCCTCGAGAAGGCGGTCTCGCAGGGGCTCACGCCGGATCAGGTGACGGCCCTCATCGAGCAGACCCCGTGGTGGAAGTCGACCGCTCAGTCGATGATCGCCTACGACCAGCTGAAGAATCAGAACCCCGAGGATCTGAACTTCAACAACCCGGGCTCGAAGGCGTCCGCGGTCCTGGCCAACATCGTCAACATCGCTGGCACGGTGGGTGTGCAGCTCGGGGCCAACACTCTGCGCCAGATCGCTACCCAGGCCATGATGTACGGCTGGTCCAACCAGCAGATCCAGCAGCACCTGGGCGCCAACGTGACGGTGACCCCTCGAGGGCTCGGCGTCCAGTCCAACGACCCCAGCATGCTGGCCCAGCTGACCAAGGCGGCTGGCAGCTACCTGATCAATCCCAATCAGACCATCCTCAATCAGTACGCCCAGGCGTTGGCCTCGGGGACCAAGACCGAGGCCGACTGGGAGGCCTACCTCCAGCAGCAGGCCGTGGCCAAGTACCCCTCGATGGCGCAGGGGATCAAGGCCGGCATGACCCCCACCCAGATCATCGACCCGCTGCGCCAGGACGCCGCCAAGTTGATGGAGGTTACCCCCGACTCGATCAACTTCATCTCCGATCCCACCTACGCCCGGATCCTGACCTACCGCCCTCCCGACGCCGCCGGAAAGGTGCAGCCGATCCGCACGATGAGCACGTCCGAGATGGAGACCTACCTGCGGGGTACCGACCAGTACTCCTACACCCAGGGGGCGCGCGATACCGCCAGTGACCTCAGCAACGCCATCCTGACCACGTTCGGGAAGGTGGCCTCGTGAGCTTCATCTGGCCCTTCCAGAGCGAGTCGTCGTCACAGTTCGAGCGCGTCGACCAGGGCTGGGATCTCCAGTCCACGGCCGGCGCCCCGGTGTACGCCATCGCCGACGGGGTCATCGGCCGGTCCAATGCTGATCCGGGCGGGTTCGGCAACGACTACCCCTACGAGGTGCTGGGCACCGTTCCCCAGGGAGCGCCGTCCAACACCGTCTACTACGGGCACATCCACGTCGACCCCAGCCTGATCGGCAAGCAGGTGCGGGCCGGTCAGATCATCGGCTACACCAATACCACCTCCAATCAGAACGGCTCGGCCGCCCCGCCCGGCTGGCTCGAGATCGGCTTCGCGGTGTCGGGCACCGGCAACCCGGTACAGCACGGCGAGGGCGCCACTGGAGCTGGCGCAGCGATGAAGAGCTTGCTGACAGGCGCTGCGGTCGGGCCCGGTGGGGCCCCGGCGTCGGGTCCCATGTCGCCGGCCGAGACCGCGGCCATCGCCGGGATGCAGGGCGGCGTGCAGACCTGGCAGCAGACCTCGGGGGCGGGCCCGGCCCCACCGATGTCGGACATCCCCGCCTTGGTGGACTACATCAAGCAGAACTTCCCCGACGACGCCTGGCTGCTCAACGTCCCCGAGGTGGCCACCACGCTCGAGCAAGCGGTGTCGGCCGGTCTGACCCCCGATCAGATCAAGGCCAAGATGCAGCAGACCGATTGGTGGAAGCACACCTCGCAGGCCCAGATCGCCTACGACCAGCTGAAGAACCAGAACCCGGAAGAGCTGAACTTCAGGGACCCGGGGTCGAAGGCCAACGCCGTGTTGGCCAACATCAACAGCGTGGCCGCCAGCGTGGGGCTCACCGGGATGTCGCCGGCCGCCCTGCAGCAGGTGGCCCTGCAGGCCATGCAGTACGGGTGGTCGAACCAGCAGATCCAGCAACACCTCGGCTCCATGGTCAGGGTCACTCCCAACGGGGCCGGCGTGACCTCCAACGACATGGCGCTGCTGGCCCAGCTCGAGCAGGCCTCGGGCAAGTACCTGTACAACCCGACCCAGACCATGCTCAACAGCTACGCCCAGGGCATCGCCTCGGGGCGGATGACCATGGACACCTACAACGCGTTCCTGGCGGAGCAGGCGGCTCAGAAGTACCCGTCGATGGCCGAAGCCATCATGGCCGGCGCCACCCCCGATCAGATCGTTGACCCGCTGCGCACCGAGGCCGCCTCGCTCATGGAGGTCACGCCGGGCCAGGTCAACTTCATCTCCGACCCCCTGTACTCCAAGATCCTCAACTACACGCCGCCCCCCGTGGGCGGCAAAGCCCAGGCGCCCCGGGTCATGTCCACCTCGGAGATGGACACCTACCTGCGCGGCACCGATCAGTACGGCCACACCCAGGGCGCCCGAGACAGTGCATCTGATCTCAGCGCCTCCATCCTCAAGAACTTCGGAGAGGTGCGCTAATGGCTACCAAGACATCGACCCCGAAGGCGGGGGCCAGGCCGCCGACCAAGCCAGTGAGCACCGCCTTCCCCACGGTGACTCCGAAGCCGTTCACCTCGAGCGAGCAGTCGGCCTGGGCCCAGCTGACCCAGACCCTGCAGAACTACGGCTTCACCGGCAACGACCTGAAGAACCTGGTGAGCTGGGCCAAGACCGAGCTGATCAACGGCAAGGACTCCAACCAGATCAGTCTCGACATGCAGCTGACCCCGGAGTTCAACCGGCGGTTCCCGGCCATCGCCGAGCGCCGCAAGGCGGGGTTGCCCCCGATCAGCCCGGCCGACTACGTCACCGCCGAGAACAACTACGAGCAGGCCGAGCAGTCCGCCGGCCTCCCGCCCCGTATGGCCAGCTGGGATGCGCTGATCGCCAATGACGTGTCGGTGGCTGAGTACACGGCTCGGATCAATAACGGCTATCTGGCCGTGGCCCAGGCCGACCCCGAGGTGATCAAGGCCTTCAAGGACTACTACAACGTCACCCCCGGTCAGATGGCGGCCTACTTCCTCGACCCCAAGAAGATGGAGCCCGTGCTGCTCCAGCAGGCGGCGGCGGCCCAGATCGGTGGGGCCTCGGCCACCAGCGGGTTCGGCGAGATCAACAGCGCCGACGCCATGATGCTCTCGAAGATGGGCGTCAACTACAGCCAGGCGCAGCAGGGCTTCCAGAAGCTCGCCACCGAGTCGCAGCTCTACCGCGGCCTCCCCGGGCAGGCCGAGCCCAGCCTCAGCGAGAGCGAGCTGCTCCAGGGGCAGTTCGGATCCAACGCCGAGGCGCAGCAGACCCTGGCCCGCCAGGCGGCTTATGAGGCCGGGACGACGCGACAGGGCGGTGGAGTGGGTACAACCTCCACGGGAGCCACAGGACTCGGCGCCCTGCAGCGATAAATAAGCGAGCCGTGCCACTACACGATCTTGGGGAAGGGCGTCGTGGCGGTAGTGCGATCCGGTCGGGTCGGATCACGGCACTTGCATTGAACCGCGTCCTGGTGTTTGATGAGCACCAGGACGTGAGCCCCATGGGCCGTCTCAGGATGCGAGCCCCGAGGGCCGTCCGAAAGCGCCGGTGGCTTCGCCGAGTGAGCCACTGTGAACGTCCAGCTCGTTGCGTGGTCCTGTTGTAGCCCGGCTCCAGACCCCCACGTATATGTAGCTCCGGGCCCTGCCCGACGTGTCCTCCCGCGTCGAGCGTGAAAGGAACCGGAGTGTCCAACACCGACGAGCAGTTTGATCCCGAGGATTACGAAGGCGTTCAAGAACGGATGGCCACCCTCCCGCGTCGGGAGGTCCGCCGGTTCGAGAAGGAGCGCCGGGAGCTGGCGGCCGAGCGGGAGCGCAGCGCGCGCCTCGAGCGCGAGAACGCTTTCATCCGGGCCGGCATTCTCGACATCGAAGCCCCGAAGTACATGTACTTCGTCCGGGGCTACGACGGCGAGATGGACCCCGACGCCATCAAGGCCGCCGCCGTCGAGGCGGGCCTGATGAACGAGGGAGCCCCCGTCACCGACGCCGAGGCGCAGGGTCATGAAGTAATGGCCCGGGTCGCCAACGGCGCCGGCAACGTCAACCTGGAGGACGACATCAGTCGTCAGCTGCGAGAGGTCCGCCAGAACATCCACTGGCGTGATGGCGACCAGGCCCAGGCCGAGATCATGCGAATCGTCGGAGCCAACGACATCAAGTACTACCCCGGAGCAGTTCCGGGGGCCTAGTCAGAAAGGCGGGGTAGATGCCCCTCACTGTCCAGGCGTCCACCGACTTCGCTCAGAAGGCGTACGAGCTGATGACGTACTACGCCCTCCGCCCGGAGCTGTACTTCGACGCAGTCGCGGACGTCAAGCCCTCGAACCAGTCCCAGGCTGGCACCAGCGTGCAGTTCACGATCATGAACGAGCTGGCCGTCGCCATCACCCCGCTCAACGAGACCACCGATGTCACCCCGCAGGTGCTGGGCGACACCACGGTGCTGGTCACACTTCTCGAGTACGGCAATGCCGTCACGACCTCAGCGCTGGCCCGGGGCACGTCCTTCGTGAACCTCGACCCGGTGGCGGCCAACATCGTCGGCTACAACGCCGGCCAGTCGGTCGACACCATCGCCCGCAATGTGCTGGCCGCCGGCACCAACTTTGCCTACGCCATCGGCGATGGCTCCAACGTGCCGACCTCGCGGAACACGATCACGATCAAGAACCTGCTCACCGCGGCCGACGTGCGGGCCGCCCGGGCGGCCATGGTCCGTAACAGCGTCCCGAGCATCGGGGGCTACTACATGGGGTTCATCCACCCCGACGTGGCCTACGACCTTCGGGGCCAGGTGGGCTCGGCGACCTGGAACGAGCCGCACGCCTACTCCACTCCCGAGAACATTTGGACCGGGGAGATCGGATCCTTCAGCGGGGTGCGGTTCATCGAGTCCCCTCGAGCCCCGCTGTTCGCCAACACCGGCTCGCCGGCCACCCTCGACGTCTACCGGACCCTGTTCCTCGGGCGTCAGGGGTTGGCCAAGGCGTACTCCTACGTGGACGGCAACGACGAGAACCCACTCATCGTGCCCGGCCCCGTGGTCGACGCCCTCCGCCGGTTCGTGCCCATCGGCTGGTACCACCTGGTCGGCTACGGCATCTTCCGCCAGCTCGCCATCTACGGCGTGGACGGCGCAGCCACCCTCGGCCAGAACGCCACCTAATGGCTGCGGCGCTGGCTTTCTCGGGGCAGCAGGCCGCCGGGCGGGCGGTCACGGTCAACGCCACCGGCCTGACCGCGACCACCGCCTACGTGGCCACCACGCTCACCCCGCAGGGCCATACGCAGACCAACAAGTTCACCACCGACGGCTCGGGGGCGGCCTCCTTCCAGATCGTCCCCTCGACCCTCGGCGTCCACACGGTGACCGTTACTCCGGCTACGACGGCGGCGGCGGTCAGCTCCTCATTCACCGCGGGAGGTCACGGTGCCTAGCAAGAGGGAGGCCCACCACGGGGAGACCCGGGAGGAGCCGGCCGCCCAGGGTGTCACGGTGTCGACCATGGTGGTCGGCCACGCCGGCACCATCGCCTATACCGGCGGACCGGCCGACACCGATGTCACCTTCACGGTGATCTCGCCGGCCGGGGGCGCCACCGAACGGTCGGTCCGCACTGATGACAACGGCCGTGCCGAGATCCAGCTCGTACCGAATGCGGTCGGGGATCTGGATGTGGCGGTCACCCAGACTGTGGTGACCAGTCTGGGGGCCGCCTCGGCCTCGGTGTTGGCCGCTGCCCCTCCGGTGGCCCTGGCCGTCACCGGCCTCGACCCACCTGACAGCCCGGTCGGCCCGCCCGACAGCTTCCTGCTGGTGGTTGAGGGCGAGGGCTTCGACATCAACACCCGGGCCAGCTTCGGTGTCTTCAGCCAAGAGGAAGCCGACGCCGGTCTCGGGGAAGTCGGTGAACCCAAGTGGGAAGCCGGCACCCGGTACATGAGCCCCACCGCGGTGGGGATCGACATCACGGGCGGCCAGTTCCCCAACCCCGACCCGGCGATCCCGGTCAGCGTCCGCTCCTCGGACGGCACGGTGGTCGGCCCGGTCACATTCGCATTCAACCCTGTAGAGGAGGAAGTAGATGCCTAACAAGGGATGGTCCAGCGGAGGCGGTGAGAGTGTCAGCTCCACCACTCGGAACACCGGAGTCAACACCGACGTCGCCGACGCCGAGCCCTTCAAGACCGGCTCGAGGATCGCCAACCCCGGAGCCAACCCGGGCAGCATGGGCGACCGGTCGGATCTGTACGAGGCGCGCGGTCAGCTCTCCGAGACCTGATGGCCAAGCTGTCCCAAAGCGGGAGGGCGAAGATCCCCACGTCGAACTTCGCCATCCCGTCGAGGGCCAAGACGGCCGGCGCCAAGAAGCAGTCGGGGAACTACCCGATCCAAGACGCCAGTCACGCCCGCAACGCCCTGTCCCGGGTAGCGCAGCACGGCAGCTCGTCTGAGAAGGCTCAGGTGCGAGCGGCGGTCAAGCGCAAGTACCCGGGCATCGGCAGTGCCAAGAAGGGAGGGAGCAAGAAGTAATGCCCCGCATGGATGAAAAGTTCGGTACCGGGCGGGAGCGCTCCTCGATGTGTGACACCGGGGAGTTCCTGCGACCCCAGACCATCGCCGACGAGCTGCGTCAGGAGGGATCGCACCGGCTGAACTTCCGTACCACCCCGGAGGGAACCGACCAGCCCACGCCGATCACCTACCCGCCCGCGGGTAACGCCGGCATGGACAACGACAACGACGCCGACGACTACAACTGGGCCGCCTATCAGCAGGGGCCCACGACGTCCTCGAGCGGTCCACCCTGATGCCGACGTTCACGCCGCCGGCCGACACCGAGAAGACCGGTCCCATCCCGGGCTGGGCGCTCAAGTCGACAGACCCACAGTTCCGGCTGCTGTCGTTCTTCGAGCCCTACGCCCGGGGCGTGAACGTCTACAAGATGGCCAACGGCCAGTACCTGCGCGACGACGTCGATGTCGTCTGGCCCCCCAACCTGATGGAGGACATCCCCAACGGCGTGATCGCCAGCTCGTGGGGTCTGGGCTCTATCGGCCCGCAGTTCGTGGAGATCGAGAACCCGGTGGTGGCCATCTACTACTCCGCACACGTCTACGAGATCGACCAGGCCGAGGCCGACGCTCTGACCGCGGCCGGATTCGGGGCCTACATCACATGAAGCGCACCCACTACGGCCAACACGACGCCGACTGCTTCGGCTGCAAGCTGATCACCATCCAGTACGGGCCCGTCATCGACGTGGCCCCTCAGACCCTCACAGAGCGCCGCTGGGCCCGGGACATGCCGGCCTATGCCCGCCTGCGCCGTGATGGCCTACAGCCCCGCTCAGTGGACGGAGCGGCCGACCTGGAGCAGAAGATGGACCACGGCCAGATCGACATCGATCTCGGCCACCTCCTGCATCCCAGCCAGTACAGCCAGGCCCGGGAGTGCATGGAGGAGTGCCAGAGCGTCGAGGGCCAGATCGACTGGAAAGAGACGGTGGCGGCCTACAAGCACAAGCAGGCCCAGGAATGACCAACGAAGAGTTCTGGAAGATGGTCGGTCAGTCGGGCACCCATATCGCCTCGCCCGAGGATGAGACTCGCTGCGTCTGCGGCGAGGAATGGCCCTGCGATGCCTGGGTCCAGGCCATGGAGGAGGGCGGGTACTGATGACCACGCTCGATTACCTGGTCAACGAGGTCCAGTCGCGCGCCCTGTCGGGGATGCGCGAGGAAGAGGCCGAGCTGTACCAGGACATGGACCAGTACATCGAGACCATCAGCCTGCCGCCCGGGATCCCCCGCAAGTCCATCGAACCGGGGGCCACCCTGCAGGTCGACTACGAGCTGATGCGGGTGGTCTCGATTCTCAACCCGAGCACGGTGTCAGTGGAGCGGGCCCTGCTCAACTCCATCGCCACCCCGCACAGCGCTGGCGCCACCATCATCGTCAATCCCCGCTTCCCGGCCGTGGACGTGGTGTCGGCCATCAATCAGGACATCGATGATCTGTCGGCTCCCACCAACGGCCTGTTCCAGATGCAGACGGCCGTCGTGGTCTACAACCCGGCCATCATC